CCGAGGAGGACATCGACGACTCGGTCGCCAACGTCATCGAGGCGAAGATGGTCGGCTGGGGCAAGTCCTACGCCAAGATGATCGACAACGCCTCCCTCGCCGTCAGCGCGGCCAGCAACGGCACGACCGTCCCGTTCACCAGCCTCTACCAGCTGCTGAACACCACCGATGCCAACGTCGGCTACACCGGCGGCACGAACATCACCACCGCCGCATCGTCCGGCGCGCCGAGCTACGCCGAGTTCTCCACCGCGATCGGCAGCGTCGAGACCGGCGACTACTTCGACCCCAGCTCCATGGTCGCCATCGCCCACCCGGCGTTCCGCAACAGCATGCGAAACGTCAAGGACTCCCAGCAGCGCCCGATCTTCGTCCAGGGCACCGCCGGAACCCCCGACACGATCTTCGATGTGCCGGTCCGCTGGAGCCTGGGCGCGAAGCTGTCCGCCACGGCCACGCCGTCGCCGACCGGCCGCCCGATCATGGCGTTCGTCAACCCGGAGCTCATGCTGCTGGGTGTCAGGAGCGGCCCGGAGTCCGTGTTCATCGACGGTCGGGATGGACTTAGCGCTTTGACCGACGAGTCGATCCTGAAGATGCGCGCCCGCCGCGGCTGGGCCTACGGCCACCCCAACGGCGCGTCCATCCTCGTCGGCTGACCCCGTTCCCCGCACCGCCCGACGGCTCCGGGCGGTGCGGCGGCCAACAAGGGAGGTGAGCCGTGGCAGCAGCGAAGAAGACCACCAGCAGCGCGCGGGCGCGCCAGCACCCGGCGAAGGCCGGCGAACCCCAGGTCGAGGTCGACAAGCGGTCCGCCGACGGCAGCGAGGGAACCCGCTTCGTCAAGGAGTTCGTCGTCCAGGCGGCACGGTGGAACGACCAGGACTACCAGCACGAGGCCAACCGCGCCGGCGTCGTCAACGAGGCGATCCAGCGCGGCCTGCACCCGCGGGGCGACGTGCGTTTCGACGGGCAGGAAGAGCACCCCGACGGGGAGTCGCTGGTGCTGACGTACTCGGTGGACACCGTGCCCGCGTCGGTCGACCAGCACCCGGAGGAGACCACTACGCCGCGCAAGGTGATCGAGGGCGAGGGCTGACATGGTCAACGCCTGGTGCACGGCGCAGGACGTCATCGACGCCACCGGCGTCAGCGTGACGGACCAGCAGCTTGCCCAGGCGCAGGCCGCGATCGAGGTCTTCAGCAACCGAATCTGGACCGACACGGACCGGATCCGGACGCGGGACCTCTACTGGCTGGGCCAGGCCGTCGCCTACCAAGCAGCGTGGCTGGCAGGCCAGTACGGGCTGGAGACGCGGCTGGATGCCACGCAGATCCAGCAAGATCAGGTCTCCACCACGCTGGCAGACGACGGCCTGGTCCTCGCACCGATGGCGAAGCGTGCCCTGGGCCGGGTGTCGTGGCGGCGGTCCCGGACCGTGCACGTCCGGTCCCCGCTCGAAGGCGCGGGCCCGGTCATCGGCAACGAGCTCACCGACGGCATCGACGACAGCTTCGTCTGGGCCCCGTACACCGGAGGCCCGTGATGCCGATCGCTCTCGCCACCACCACGATCGCCGTCCTGCGCGGCACCACGACCGACGCGTGGGGTGATGAAGCCGACACCGACACGGCTGTACGCACCGGGATCCCGGCCGCGCTAACCGAGCAGTCCCGCCGTGTCACCACCCGCGACGACCCCACCCCCCGCATCGTCCGCTACGCCGTCGCCCGCGTCGCAGCCGGAACGGACGTCACCGACCAGGACCGCGTCCGCGACGAGCGCACCGGCGCCATCTACACCGTCGACGCCGTCTCCTCGATGGCGAACCCCGCAGCGACAGCCGATCTCCGACTCGACCTGCGGCGCACCACCTAACAGCACACGGCCACCACACCCGGGGAGACCGGGCGGCCACGAGTACGAGACCACCTTCGGAGAGGAGGCGGCCATGGCGCGATCCAGCCTGCGGATCGACCCTTCAGCGCGCGAGCACGTTGACGCAGCCATAAACGACTGGCTCCAGGACACCATCGGCGAAGCCATCCTCGGCGACGCCAAGGACTACGTCCACAAGCGCACTGGCCGCCTGCACGACAGCCTCCGGGCCGAGACCCACGACAAGGTGCTCCGCGTCGGCAGCCTCGACTGCAACTACGCCACGGACGTTGAGCTGGGCACCGCGCCGCACGTCATCCTCCCCAGGAACAAGCAGGCCTTGTACTGGCCGGACGCTGACCACCCGGTCGCGAAGGTCAACCACCCCGGCACGCCCCCGATGCCGTACCTGCGGCCCGCTCTGTTTCAGCGGAGGACCGCATGAGCCTCCGCCTGCGCCCCACGCCTGAGCTCGTCGCCACGGCCTGGTTGAAGACCGTCGTCGGTGACCGCGTGGCGACCACTCTGCCCAAGGACAACACCACCTGGGCCGCGTCCGGGTTCTGCACGCTCGTCGTCGCCGGCGGCACCCCGAACCTCTACGTGCCCCTGCGGGAACCGGCGATCGGCGTGGACTGCTGGGCGGTCAACCCCCAGTCGCAGAAGCCGCCGTGGAACAAGGCCGCCGCCCTGGCGGAGGCGATCCAGGCAGCCTGCTACGACCACCCGGCGATCCCGCAGGTGCTCACCCTCCCGGCCGGCTACCCGCAGGCGCGGGTGCTGTCCGCGTACACCACCGGCGAGCACCGGCGTATCCCGGACGACCCGTCGTCGTACGCCCGCTACTCGATCCCCGGCCTGGTCATCGCGTGGACGGAGGTGGCGTCATGAGCCGCATGTGGGCCATCCAGGAGGACACCCCGCACGGGCAGCTCCTGTCGTGGAACGGCCGGACCATCGTCCACAACGACCGGGCCGAGCTGGAGTTCCTCCTCGCCGGCCCGATCCGGATCGTGCCGTGCCCGCCGAGCATCCCGCCCGAGCAGACCATCGAACTCCGCTTCCACCCGCAGTTCTCCCACCACCAGTTCCCACTTCGGAGAGAGGCCTACCGCTGATGCCGACCGTCCGCACCACCATGCGCCCCGACCAGCCCATCGAGGTCGACGACGCCGAGCACCTGGACCTGCAGCGTCAGGGCCTCCTCGTCGAAGCCGACGCCGACCAGTCCGCGCCGCCCGCGACCGCGGCCCCGGCCAACCCCGCGAAGAAGACCTCCGGCGCGGCCGGAAGCAAGGAGAGCTGACCCATGTCGGTGACCACGACCAACCTCATCCAGGGCCCCGCGACGTTGTACAGCGGCGCGTTCGGCGCGCTGGAGCCGACCGACACCCAGGTCAACACCATCCCCGCCGCGTCCGCCTGGACCGACCTGGGCGGTACCCAGGACGGCGTCAAGCTCAGCGTCGACCAGAACTACAGCGAGCTGGAAGTCGACCAGATCACCCTCCGTGTCGGCTCCAGGCTGACGAAGCAGGACTTCACCATCGAGACCAGCCTCGCCGAGGCCACGCTGGAGAACCTCAGCCTGACCCTCAACGGCGGCACCGCAGCGTCCGGCACCGGCTGGAAGTCCTTCGACCCCAACGTCACGAGCTCGGCCACGCAGCCGAACTACTTCGCGATCATCATGGACGGCTACGCGCCCTCGCAGTTCCGGCGCCGCGTCATCGGCCGCCGCATGCTCAACACGGACAGCAGCGAGCTGGCCTACACCAAGGACAAGCAGACGCTGATCCCCGCGAAGTTCGCCGGCCACTACGTCAGCGCGTCCATCAGCCCCTTCCACATCGTCGACCAGACCAGCTGAGCCGACTCCCCAGCCCTGTCCGTAGCGAGGAGCACCACCCATGGCATCCACCACCCCCGCCCGTACCCGCCAGAGCGCCGCAGCCCGCAAGGCGGCGGCCAAGCCCACCAGCAGCACAGACGCCGCGCTGGACTTCGAGCCGATCCGGATTGCAGCCGACGACGACGTCGAGGAGGAACGTGTCCCGCTCTTCTATATCGGCGACGACGAGTACACGATCCCGAAGGTTGTCCCGCGCGGCGTCGCGCTCCAGTTCATCCGGCACGCGGCCGAGGTGGGGAAGGATCTGGCGGTGCCGGCGCTCCTGATCCGTGTCCTCGGTGAGGACGCCTACATGGCGTTGGAGCAGTCCAAGGCCCTGACCGACGACCAATTCGAGCGGATCTCTCAGATCATCGTCGATCTCGCCCTCGGCAAGTCGGAGAAGGAGGGAAAAGCCCGCCGCCGCTGACCGCCCTCGATCGATGGCTGTCAGCCCCGGACTTGGCCCCGGCCGTAAGTGACCGTATCGAAGAAGTGCTGTGGGTCCTCAACCACCAGGAAGACCTGGACGCCGACTTCCTGGCCATCTACGGCATTGACCTCCTTGAGCAAGAGATCAGCGCCCGCCGCTACTTTGCACTGGCGTACCGACTCACCGCCTACCAGGGCGTGATGGCCGCCCGCGCCGAAGAGGAACGCGAGCAGCGCGACCCGACACCGAGCACCACCCCAACCCGCACGAGCACCGCCCCGCCGACCAGGCAGGGCAACGGCGAGACCACCGAAGTCTCGCTGACCCAGTTCCGGGCGCAGTTCCCGGGGCTCGTGAGCGTGGCACAGGGAGGGTAGATGGCCGGCGCATTCCGCATCGCCGAGGGCTACGTCGAGGTCACGGCCGACGAGTCCGCATACGACACCGCGATGGACCGGCTGAAGAACAAGAAGAACAAGGTCAAGGTCGGCGTCGACCTCGACGACAAGGACGCCGTCGCCAAGCTCGACAAGCTCCTCAAAGACCGCACCGTCAAGATCTTCGCGGACGCCGACACCCGCACCGCTGCCGACGACCTCGCCCTCCTCACCCGCCGCCGCACCGTCGCCATCAACGCCAACCTCGATGAGGGCACCCGCACTCAGCTCGACGCCCTCGCCAGCGACCGCACGGTCCGTCTCTTCGTCGAGGTGGACGACGCCGAGGCCATCGCCCGCCTCGACCAGCTCGCCCGGGACCGCATGGTCCACCTGCTGGCCGACATGGACACCCGCGTGGCTGCCGCGGACCTCGCCAACCTGACCCGCGCCCGCACTGTCACGATCAACGCGAACGCTGATGATGCCGCCGCCCGGGCCCGCATCGACGACCTCGCCCGCGACCGGCGCCTGAACCTGAGGGTTGACGTCGACCGTTCGGTGCTGGGTGTGCTGTCCTCCCTCGGCAGCAGCGGTGGGAGCAGCTCGGGCGGGATCAGGAGCTTGTTCTCCGCGCTGACCAACCTGAAGGTCTTGGCGGTCGGCGCCGCGCCGACTCTCGCATCGCTGGGACAGGCGCTGATCCAGATGGGGCCGGCTGCTGCGGTGGCCGCGCCAGCGATCCTGTCGCTCGGTACTGCGCTCGCCACGATCAAGATCGGCACGTCGGGGATCGGGGATGCGTTCAAGGCCGCGTTCGCGCCGGCCGCGAAGTCCGCCGCCACCGCCGAGAACGCCACCCGCCGCGTGGAGTCCGCGCAACGCTCCCTCGCGAAAGCGCAGCAGGCCGTCAAGGACGCCGAGGTCAATGCGGCGCAGGCCCGGGTGAAGGCGGCGCGGGACATTGCCGACGCGCAGCAGAACCTGAAGAACACTGTGCAGGACGTCGCGGACGCCAACCGGCGGGCCGTTGAATCGGTGGCGTCGGCCGAGCGGGACCTCGCCGACGCGCAGCGCGCCGCCCGGCAGGCGCAGGAAGACCTCAACGCTGCCCGCAAGGAAGCCAAGGAAGATCTCGAAGACCTGAACAACCGGCTTGCCGACGCCCAGCTCGACCAGCGGCAGAAGGTCTTGGACCTGCAGGACGCCGAGGCCAACCTGAACGCGGTCAAGGCGAAGGGCGCCGCCGCGTCCGCCGAGGAACTCGCCAAGGCGCAGTTGCAGTACGACCAGGCCCTCCAAGCCCTCAACGAGCAGCAGACCGAAACGCAGCGGCTGCAGGAGCAGACCGACGCCGCGAACGCCGCCGGGGTGGAGGGCTCGCAGAAGGTCAAGGACGCCAAGCAGAAAGAGGCCGACGCCCAGCAGCAGATCGCCGACAAGACGCAGGCCCTGAAGGACGCCCAGATTGAGGCCGCCCGCGCCCAGGAGGACGGGGCGCAGCGGATCGCGAAGGCGCAGCGGGACGTCGCCGACGCCCAGGCCGCAGCAGCCCAGGCCGCGAAGGACGGCGCGAGGCAGATCGCGGACGCCCAGGAGTCCGCGAAGGAGGCAGCTGAGGCCCTCGCGGAGGCGCAGAAGGCCGGCGCGGCGCAGACGGACAAGCTGGGCACGGCGATGGCCAAGCTCGCCCCGAACGCGCAGGCCTTCGTGAACGCGGTCCTTGCCCAGCGCGAGGCGTGGCGCGGGCTGAAGCTGGACGTGCAGAACCAGTTGTTCGCCGGGCTCGGACAGAAGTTCACCGAGCTGTCCACCGCGGTCATCCCGCCGCTGCGGGACGGGCTGGGCGGCATGGCCGACAACCTCAACGCCACGGCGAAGAACGCCGCGAACGCGGTCATCGAGCTGGCGAAGACGGGCCAGCTCAAGACCATGTTCGACGGGATCAACAGCGCGACCAGCCAGCTGACCCGCATCCCCGGACAGATCATCACGGCGCTCACGCAGATCTCGATCGCTGCGGCACCCGCGTTCAAGCAGCTGACGACGGCGGCCGCGAACGCCGCGGACCGGATCTCGAAGAAGCTCAGTGGGGCGTTCAAATCCGGGGCGTTGGAAACCGCGATCAACAACGGTGTCACGATCGCCAAGCAGTTCGGCAAGCTGCTGGGTGACGCGCTCGCCACGGTCGGCAACATCTTCAAGGCGGCAGCGCAGGGCGGCGGGGACGCGCTCGGATCGCTCGGCGCAGTGTTTCAGGAGCTGCGCCGCATCACCTCTATGCCAGAGGTGCAGCAGGCCCTCGCCACGATCTTCGGCGCGATCAACTCGATCGCCAAGCTGGTGGCCGGCACGCTCGGCGCGGTGATCCAGGCGGCACTGCCGCTGCTCGCCGCGATCGCCCCCGTCATCACCGACCTGGCCACCCAGTTCGGGCCGATGCTCGCCGAACTGGCCACCGCGCTCGGGCAGGCGCTGATGCCGATCGTTCAGGCGCTGCTGCCGATCGTGGAGGACGTGGGTGGCGTCATCGTCGGCCTGGTCGATGCGGTGCTGCCCCTGCTCAAGCCGCTGGGTGACCTGATCGCGGCGATCATCACCGCGGTTGCGCCGTTGCTTCAGTCAGTCGGGGCCGCGCTGGTCCCGCTGGTCGCGGCGCTGGCGCAGGCTCTGCTGCCGGTGGTGTCTGCGCTCGTCCCGATCGTGCAGATGTTCGGTGGGTTCCTTGCTCAGCTGGCGCCGCTGTTCCCGCCGCTGATGCAGGCGATTCTGCCGCTGATTCCGCCGCTCAGTCAGCTGGCGGTGGCGCTGCTGGGCCTCGCCTTGCAGGTGATCACTCCACTGCTGCCGCTGATCATCCAACTGGCGGACCTGTTCACCGGCGTGCTGTCCGGGGCGATCGGCATCCTGGTGCCGGTCATCACCACGGTCATCGGGTGGATCACCACGTTCGTGCAGGCCATGACCGACGGTGTGAAGACGATCGTCGGCTGGTTCCAGTGGCTGTACGACACCCTCGTCGGGCACAGCATCGTCCCCGACCTGGTGAACGCGATCGTCTCGTGGTTCACCTCGCTGTGGACGCAGACGAAGCAGATCTTCTCCACGC